ATACTATACTGGAAATGGAACTCTAATTCGATTCGGAAAAATAGAGAAATCTAGTCCAGTAACTTATCCTGTAACTTCTGGTTCAGAATCTGTTGTCGGACAATCAAGCATTACTGCTAAGTTTAACGGTGCTGGAGATTTGGTTATTGGAGGCACTGGTTCTGGTCTTGTTCGATTAGATTTTGAATATGACGATAACCCAAATTCTTATGGGCAGGCATTAGGAACTTACACAGTTGCTGGAAGAACATTTACTCAAGTAGTTGGTGACGAAAGAGGTTCTGATAGTGATTATGTTCAAGTGAGTGTAGGAACATACCCAGCAACAATTTTTGGAGGTTCTGGATATGATGGATTTAGAGTAGATAATAACGATAAACGAATATGTTTTTATGATGTAGATGGCGATGATTGTAATGCGAAGGTAGAAATAAAAGGTATTACTGCTTTGACAACTGTTAGTAATACAGTTGGATATTGGAGTGACCTTGGAAATGCCTATGGTGTTTGGGTAAATCCGCAAGTGTGTACTCTTCCACTACAGGAGCAAGACGTAACTTATATTGTGCCTATTCCCGCAACAGATACATATACATTCCAGTTTGGATGTGATGATGTAGCACAATTATTTTTAAATGATGAGACTCAACCAGTATTGGATATTCAGGGAGGAATTTTTGCAGGAGGAGCATTAAGCACCCCATACACATATGAAAGAACATTGAATGGTGGAACTAATCTTAAGATGGTTGTTAGATGCACTAACTCTGATGCTGGATTCCAAGATGGTGACGGAGAACCTACAGGACTTGCATACTCTTGGGAAAGAAACCCAGGTGGTTGGTTCATTAGAATCTGTCGTGGAGGTGAGTGTTTTGGTCCTGGAAATAATATTAATTGGGTAAACAGTCCTCCATGGCATACTTGGAGCGATGTGCTAAACTCATATGGAGTTTGGCCATCTAACACTAGTCCCCTACCCGATACAGTACACACTGCTACATGGAACGTAGTTATTCCAGTTACAGGAAATTACACTCTAACAGTATCTCAGGACGACCAATCTGAATATTTCTTAGATGGTGTTTCCTTAGGAACTAGAACTGGATGGGGACCAGAAAGTGTGTACTCATTTACTCTTAGCAATTTAACATCTGGCATTCATACTATAGGAGTTGCTGCACTTAACGTTGTTAATAGTGCAGGACTAGATGCAGATTGGGCATCTAACCCAGGTGGAGTAGCATGGAAACTAACAGACCAATCTAATGCTATAATTTCAACATCTCGTGACTTGCGAACATCTGGAGATGGTAATATAATATGGACAACCCGAGACGCAGTTGGTTACGAGTACTATGAAATTACCTAAAATTAAAAAAGAAGATTTACCAGAAGAATTGCAGAGTATTATTGATGGGGATGAAATTGAATTCGACCCTATCGTATCTGCTGATGATATTTTCGATTTGCCATTTGACCATGAAGAATATGAAAAGGGTAGAATTGAAATTGCTCAAAAATTAGTAGAGTCTAGAAAGAAACTAGAAGATGCTAGAGTTCAACAACGAAAACTAGAAAAAACCGAACATCCCGAATAGTATAAATAAAAAGTCTTTACGCATTGTAAAGATTTACAACAGATAACCGCCTCAACTACTCGCGCTCCATCTGTTGACAGCACCTCTTGAAGGTGCTATAATTAATCCAACGCAGACGAGTCGAGTCTGCTTTCATCTGTGGGTAACCATTCCACAAGTAAAAATTACGAGGTATTTCAAATGATTAAATCTGTTCTCGCAGCTGCCGCTGCTGCCCCCCTGTTCGCTGGTGCTGCTTTTGCAGGTCCCTATGTGAATGTCGAAGCTAACTCTGGTTGGACTGGTTCTAACTACGGTGGCACCGCTATCGATAACCATGTGGGTTATGAAGGTGCTCTGGGCGAGTCGGCTTCTTGGTACGTCCAAGGTGGCGCTACCGTCAAACTTCCCCAGGGTGGCGAAGCTGACTGGGTGCCTTCTGGTAAGGCAGGTCTTGGCGTCGGTCTGACCGATAGCCTCTCTGCTTACGGCGAAGTTTCGTTCGTTGGTTCGGGCATCGCTGGTGTTGACCGTTCCTACGGCACCAAGGCTGGTCTGAAGTACAGCTTCTGATAAATATGTTTGAGACCTTTCGTGCGGTCTCTACATAGTCGGAACACCCAATTGGGACTCTACGGAGTCCCTTTTTTATTCTAGAGGTATTATGAATTTTCAAGTCTATACAAGAACTGGTTGCCCTTACTGCACACAAGTTAAACAAGTTCTGAGTGGTAAAAATCTTTCTTTTACTGAAAAGCAATTGAATCGTGATTTTACACGAGAACAATTCTATGCTCAGTTTGGTGCTGGTAGTACTTTCCCTCAAGTTATTATGGGCGGCACAAAACTCGGTGGATGCACAGACACCGTAAAGTATCTCAGAGAAAACAATCTCATTTGACAACTAAATAATCATGAGTTCATGACATAGGAGGGGTTGGTTTCCATATTATTGTAAACGGTTTAGGAGGGAAACCATGTTAATCGCACTAGTAGTTTTAGTTGTCGTTGGTGCTTTCATTCTCGGTATTACTGTTTCATGGTTAGCTAAAGGTTACGTTGAAGATTTTATCGAAAATGCTGCCTACGCTAAGTCTGTTACACATCCAGAAATGTTTGATGAAGATGGCAACATGCTACATGATGAACTAATCTACATCAGACCAGACGCTCAATATTGGGGCGATCCTTTCGAAGATGAAGATGATGACGAATGATTTAAACGGAGTTAATTATGGCAACACGAAGTTTGGAAAACAGCAATTCTAGATTGCTGATTAGTGAGGTCTTGAGAAAGGTCTCTAATGCAAAAACAAAAGAAGAAAAAATTGCTTTGCTTCGCAAGCATAACAGCACTGCTCTTCGTCAACTATTAATTATCAATTTCGACGATAGTGTTGTGTCCATGCTTCCAGAAGGAGATGTTCCCTACACTCCTAATGATGCACCTTTAGGTACAGACCACGCTCGCCTTGAGCAAGAATATCGTGGTCTGTACCGTTTCTTTAAGGGTGGTCAGGATAAACTGCCTGCATTGAAGCGGGAATCTATGTTTGTTCAACTGCTTGAAGGACTCTCTGCTGAAGAAGCAGAACTTGTGGTCCTTTGTAAAGATGGACGCATGAATGAAAAATATAAGCGTATTACAAAAGCAGTTATTTCGGAAGCATTCCCTAGTATTGAATGGGGCGGACGTTCATGACCGTTTATGCTTTCAAAAAAGATATTGAGGAAGCAACTAAAGAACAACAAGAAGAATCAGAGGAGCGGGAAAAGAAAGAAGCAGTAGTAAAAGCATTCTTTGTTGTTGCTGGTGTCTTTACCAAACCTCTGATTCTTATGCTATTATGGAACTGGTTAATGCCTGGTATCTTTGGTCTAGCAACTATTGGATACCTTAAGGCATTCGGACTTTACGCAATCTCTCGTATATTATTTGGCAACAACACTAATGACTAAAGTATGTCTTGTTTCTGTTACTCCTGATGCAGAGAAAACTATCGGGTATGTTGCTCGTGTTAGCAATCCCGCTAATCAGGAGAATGAAAAGATTTCTGGTCTGTTGAAGTATTGCATCAAGCATCAGCATTGGAGCATCTTTGAGCAGGCACATATGACCCTGGAGATTAACACTACCAGGGCAATCGCAGCTCAGATTCTGCGTCACCGTTCTTTTACCTTCCAAGAGTTTTCTCAACGCTATGCAGATTCGTCTCTGCTTGGTGATGAGATTCCTTTGCCCGAACTTCGTCGTCAGGATACTACTAATCGCCAGAAGAGTATCGATGACCTTGACCCCTTCATCAAACAAAAGTTTGAAATCTGGATGCAGTATCACTTCAAGCAGACGATGGATGTCTACAAGGAGATGCTGGAAGCAGGCGTAGCAAAGGAATGTGCTCGTATGATTCTGCCTATGGCAGTGCCCACCAGAATCTACATGACGGGTTCTGTTCGCTCCTGGATGCACTACATTGACCTTCGCACTGGTCATGGCACCCAGGCGGAGCATATGGAGGTTGCAGAGCTTGCTAAGCAGCACTTCATCTGTCAGTTCCCCATCATCTCTGAGGCGCTTGAGTGGTGCCCTGAGGGCGATTGCGGGTGCTCCCAGCACCTTGACGAGTGCAACTGCATTCAACCGTCTCTGAGGATTGATTGATGTACGAAGAACTAAATTGTTTTGAAGAGGCACTTAAGCACTTTGGTACTCGTGTTGAAGTCATCACTGCTATGGAAATGTCTAGACGGATTTCTCCTGAAGATGCATACCAGATGATTAAAGATGAACTGAAAGAAGTGAAGAAGTGTCGTAAACTATTCAAGAAAGAG